ATGTGTTTTTCCAGGAGACAAAAGGAGAATAAGACGCTTGAGAGCAGTGGACAAGTGGGGGAGAAAATACATAAATACTTTAATATTTTCGCCCAGCTCTAAGATAATAATGATTAACGTGGACAGTTATTCTTTGAGACAGGCTCCATCGTAGAATATGAATACCATATTCTATAACGATTATCTTAGAAGATTGTATCTTTTTGTTATGTAGCTTGTAAAAAGTTACAAAAGTATTATATGGGCAGAATAATAGAAGATACCCTACCCATATATGAGATATACAATTACTGAAATTGTTAGTATTGTAATAATTTACAACAAAACTTATTTAGCGGCTAGAGTTCTTAAATTAGATGATAGTTTATCTTGAGCAGACATACCACCACCGAATGCAGAAATCATACCACCAATCTTAGATAATAGGTTTTGGTTGTTTTGTCCTAAGAGACCTTGGACGGATTGTAAGATATTACCGATATCACCAGCTGGGTTTATTGCTGCTTGAGATCCTGCCGGAGCTGTTTGTGCATTACCTCCTGCAGTGTTAGTAGCAATTTGTCCAAGCAAGGAAATGATAGCTTGTAATAACTGCATGATTTGTTCTGGTGTTAGACTACCAGTAGATGGTGCTTGTGTTACATTGATATTAGCTGTATCTCCTGCAGATTGAGATGCTTGTTTTTGTGTATAGTATGAAGACACACCAGATAATACAGCATCCCAAATACCAGAGCCTTTACCAAATTTAGATTTCTTTTGCTGTTTAGCATAAGCAGCAGCTGCTTTAACTGCAGCGTTACCTTCAATCTTAATTTGTTTAGATTTACTGATGCCTTTAGCCCTACCGTACTTACCAGCACCATAATCTAGTGAGGAGTCTCTAAGAATATCTGCTTGAGATCTTGTAGCACTACCTGTAGCAACAGCACCTTGTCCATCACCACCGGTAGCGATATAACCATTAATATTCTCAGCACCGAAGTCATTAGCTATATCACCTTTAACGATAAGATTTTTACTGGAAGAGTTACCCCAATATCCACCTTTACCGTCAGCGATAACTACATGGTCAGCTTCAGCATCGCTAGTCAAAGTATTTATTAATGCTACGTCACCTTCATTACCACCAGCAGACGCAGGTTTAAATGAGTAAGGCTTGTTTTGTTTAGCCTCTTCTTCTGCAGTCGGAACGTACATATTGATTTGTTTTACACCAGCTTGCTCTAGGTATTTATTAACGAATGTACTACAACCGTTATTACCATACCCTTGGCTATTAACCATAGAGTCAGCCCAGTTAGAAGCTGCTTTAGTGTTACCACCACCAACAACTCCGCCGAATGCACCACCTCCACCGCCACTAGGAGAACCGAAGAATGCATTGTAAGCTTGAGTAATCTTATCACCAGCATCACCAAAGATAGCTTTCATTAATAGATTACTTTGTCCACCAGTGGCACCTGCTCCACCAGCAGCTCCGCCGATAACACCACTAGAGGAAAGGTTACCATTAGAACCAGCTATTGCACCATCGTTAGCATAAGCTTCTTCAGCCCAGTCTAGACGACTTTGTATTGCTTCTTTACTATCAGAAGATATTTCATATTCTTTATGGAATAAGTATGCTGCATCGGATGCACTAGCACAATCATTCAAGCTAGTAGTAATACCCATTTTATTACATTCTTGAGCAATGTAAGAGCACTGTACGCCTGGGTCAGATGAGGATTTACCATTAGATTTAGCGAAATCAGCCAATCCTTGTTGGCGACCAGCATCTGTCCATTGGCATAACCCATAACCTGTAGCACCATCTACAGTGATTTCTGGAGCATGGCTACCACCCTCAACAATATCAGGATATAATTTAGATTCTTGCATCATGTTACCAAGGATACCACAAGCAGCAACCTTATTAAATCCTAATTGTGTAAGCATTTGAAGAATTTGTGGACCAGCGCCACCATCACCTCTACCGAACTTACCATGGCCCCAATGAGGAATGAATGTTCTGCTTCTACCGTATTTACCACGACCTAGACGACGAAGAGTATTCTTAGAACGTCCACGTTTACTAATACCAATAGCTGTATCAGTATTATTTAATACACTACCAATAGGGTATCTGTAATTATCACCAGGTTCTTCAGGGTCTTGGATAGTTACAGTTTTAGAACTAGCATCATAACCTGTAGCTGTTACATAGTGAGGGTTAGGACCAAATGGATGATCTGAAGATAATTTACCATTACGGCTTTTACCAGACAATACTACAGAACCACCACTCATTAAGCTATCAGCTACATTGGATTTAGACAAGTTATCTGCATCCATACCTTGGGATTTAGCATATGATTTAAAGAACCCTGGTTTAGTACCATCATTAGTTTCTTTATAACCATTCTTAGCAGCATAGTTTACTGCAGATACAGGGTCAGCACCACCCATACCGTGTTTTGCTGCTATAATAGCATTTACACCAGCTATTGGACCACAACCAGAATCTCCAATTGTTTGTCCAGTAGACTCAGTAGAGTTTTGATATGGTAAGTTAGCAAACATTGGATCGTTTTGTTTAAAGAAAGTACCACGACCATATTTGCTTTGACCAGTTTTAGATGCTTGGTTACCACCTACACGGTCTGCTATACCTTGGCCAATAGACATTAGACCATTCTTAGCCCAAGTCAAGTTATTAGATATACCATTTTTTACATAGGTATACTCATTAGAAACTTTATCAGCTATAGTACTAGCACCAGTTTTCAAGAACGTCCAAGCATCGCCAGCAGCTTGAGTTACTTTACCAGGAATAGCACCAATATCAATACCTTTGGATTTAAGCCATTGGTTTGCACCTTGTACCATATCTCCTAAGAATCCTGTAACTTTACCGACAGTGTCTTTTACTGTAGTACCGACAGCTTTCATACCGTTAACTATTAATTCACCAGCTTTACCAAACATGGTTAAGATTGGTTGAGCTTTAGCCGATAACCATTCGACGCCAGTCATAGCTTTACCACCAATGTATAATAGCTCATTACCTATAGCGTTAGTTGCTGAAGATGCTACATCTTTAGCTTTATTCCATACATATTGAGCTTCATTGGATGCTTTACCAGCAAGATTAGCAGCTACACTTTTAACTGTTTCTTTAGCACTATCGATTTTATCGCTAACCCAGTCTTTGACATCTTTAGCAGTCTCTTTAGCTTTATCCCATAATCCTTTAGCAAAGATATCATTGTATTCTTTAGCTGTAGAGATTTTAGATGGAGCACCTTTAGGGTGAGTATCAGGATTATCATTGTATTCTTGAATACGACGTTTAATATCTTCACGGAATGGTGTCATATCATAGAATATACCAGCCAATACGTTAAAGATATCTTGTTCGTCAATCAAGTTAAGACAAATATTACTGATAGTACGAGAAGCACCAGCTATAACTTTAACGCCAGTATCCACATTAGCATCATATGCAATATCAGCAATATTATACCAATCCCATACACCACCAACTATACCAGAGATAACGTCATAAGCTACCCATACAGCACCGACACCTGCACCGACAGCTAATGCTTTAGACGCTAACTTAGCAATACCAGCGGCAGCACGTTTAATCAAAGTACCAGCTACACGTTTACCGGCTTCACCTGCCATCTTAGCTATACGACCAGCAACTTCTTTATTAGGCATAACACTACCAATCTTATTAAGCATGGAAGTTACACCGTTAGAAACCCAGCTGAATATCTTACCAGCAATACCTTTAGTGGATTCGGCAGTTTTACTCATCTTATTTGCAATTTGAGTTAATTTGGATTCATTCTTAACAGCAGCTTTACCTGCATCAGTAACAGCTCCACCACCAGCTTCAGCTGCAGTAGAACCACCGCCTGTAGCTTTATCCCATACAGCACCAACAGCTTTATCGGTAAGATACCATTGTCCAGCATCCATTGCTATATCAGTTACACCATAACCGCCTTTATCGTCAGAATCGACGTTTTGAGTGGCTTGCTGTACTTCCTCACTGGAAGCATCGTAATTTGCTCCTACAGGAATATCACCGTTCCCAGTTACATCGTAACCGGCCATATTAGGATCCATAGTTTCTGGTTCAGCAGCACTTGCTGTCATAGAATCAAGAGCATAATCTAAACCAACAGTAGCAGCAATAGATGCAGCAAGTTTAGTTTTAGGTCCACCAAATTTACTAAAGAATCCACCTAGTTTACCTTTAAGACCACCAGGTTTCTTTCCTGGAACTTTCTTATCAGGTTTACCATAACCACCACCAGGAGATATATCACCACTAAGGCCCATATTCTTAGCCATTTGAGAATAGTTAGGTCCACCTTTACCGCCAGTAGCAGCCATAAGTTCCATAGCAGCCGCTGCACGATTCATAGCATTAGCAGCAATAGCCATCTCAGTTTCAGTCTTCTTAGAAGAACCTCTAAACCAAGTGAATAGCCCTTTACCCATAGAGAATATAGTCTTGCCTACATTAACTAGAGGCCATACCGCTTTAGCCATAAGACCACCAACAGCAACTGTACCTATTAATTTAGATACTACACCGACTTTAGGGTCAGTGATAAAATCAGCCATACTATGGAATAAGTTCTTAGTGATTTGAGGAATGACTTCAGTGACTACAGAAGATACAGAATCAGCAATAGGCTTAGCATTTTGTTTTACTGCTTCGATAATTGCAGGCATAGCTTTAATTAATTGAGGAGCAAATAAACCAACAATACCAGCACCAGCAATACCTTTACCTAGGTTCATTAATAAACCACCCATAGATCCACCAAGACCTATAAGACCAGCTAATGCGCCTTTAAGTTTACCAAAGATACCACCTTTGTCTTTATCTTTCTTCTTATCGTCATCTTTACCATTCTTCTTATCGATGCTTTCTTCTAGTTTTTCAAAACGTTCATCTTCACGTTTCTCTTTAGCTTCTGCTTCTTTCTTAATATCACTATTAGATTCGGTATCAGCTAATTTAAAACCACCATCTGTAGTTTTAACTACTTCACGTCCTTGAGCATCATAATATTTATCACCAGATTTAGTATACCCTGTAGGTAATGATGCATCAGCAGAAGCAGCATCTTCTGGAGTTGCTGTACCATTCTTATTTATATTGTATTCCCTCATGATATCATCATTGATAGGTTTACCAGAATAAATAAGACTAGCGATATTTGCTAATTGTAGATTCATCTTATCCAAGTATTGGACAGATGTATCCATAGCTGTAACTATCTTTTCATTTACAACTTCAGTTTTAGAACCCAGTGTTTCATCTACATCACGTTCACTAAGTTCATTATTGACTGTAGATAATATATCATTAGTTGTACTTCGAGAATTTAAAGCACCTTCTTCAAGGCCAAGAGACTTTTCAGTTTCTGCTTGAATCTTAGCACGTTCTTCTGCAGAAATCTTTTGCATATCAGTCATTGCAGCGACTTCATCATAAGTTTTTCTTGCTTCTCTTAATAAGAACTCTTCAGTTTCTGATGGTAAGTGATGATCTAAGATAATTTTCTTAATCTTAATCCATGGTTCTCCTTTATCCAAAGCTACAGCGATTTCATCTGCACCTTTCTTAGTCCAACCATTCTCTAGGTCACGTTTATTACCATAGAATCTTTCTCTAGCAGCTTTAATAGTATCGACTTTATGGTCATGAATTTGATCACCATCAAGCATAGCATATAAGGAGTTACGATAAGTATTTAACTGACCAGCATCCATACCAACTAACTTAGTATCCATAGTTTGGTATTTATATCCGTCTAATCCACGTTGTTGCCCACGTTCTAGACGTTCTCTAGCAGACATACCTAAAGCCGCACCAAGACCTTGCATTTGTTGACGGTCAATTAGTAAGTCACCAGCTTCACCTAGTTTACCAAATCCAGCAGCTACTTTACCTTTAAGCCAGTTACCACCAGCTTTAATTGGTTTGAATATAGAACCTATCCAGCTACCAATTTTAGATTTTAATGGTTTTAAGAAGCTTTCTTCTAATTTATGCATGAATGGAATACCAACTGTCTTTTCGATAGCTTTTCTCCAAGCAGTTCCAATTACATCCATGATATTAGTTTTACGCCAAGCCATTTTAATCTCACCAGCTAAACCTTTGAAGAGCGTAGCTGTTGGTTTAACGATAGATTTACCTATCCAGCCTTCCTTGGTATCGGTAATGGATTTAGCAAATAGTTTAATTGGTGCAGTAAGAGCAGTTTCTAGTTTACCAACTACACCACCACGGCGTTTACCATCAAATCCACGTTTACCTAACATGAAATTTTGGAATTTGTCAGATGTAAGTAATAAACTACCACCAGCACCAAATGCAATATTAGTTAAGAAACCACCTGTAGGGTCTAAAACTAACCCAGCTAATGCACCAGGAAGCATAGTCTTATAAGATTTCTTTAAGAATGCTTGTTGTTTCTTAGATAAGATACCGTTATTAGCACGACCAATAATATGACCATCTTTATCTTTTAACTGTGTACCGAATAATTTATCAGAAATAGATTGGTTATTCTTAGCAAAGCCTATAGCAGCACCAAGCATAACACCACCAACAGGACCAAAACCAGTTAATAAACCAGCTACAGAACCTACGGTACCCCATGCACCCATATCAGGAAGATATTTCTTCATTAAGGCTTGTGTCTTACGAGAGAATACACCACCTTGACGAGTACCATCTTTACCTATTTGGCCAAATAACCAGCCTTTAATGGTTTCGGATTCTTTTAGGATATTACCAGCAGCACCAGCTAAACCACCAATAATAGTACCGACACCTGGAGCGAATAAAGTACCAATTAAAGCACCTGCACCACCACCAGCTAGACCTTTACCTGCAAGCTTAGCAGGATCCATAAATAATTGCTTATCTTTTTCAGACCAGTTTTTAAATGCATCAGAGCCTAGGGTTTCTTTGATCATATCACCAATACGACCAAACCCATCTCTCCACATAGTATCAAAACGTCTACGTGCAAATTTACCAAACTTACCAAATGAGGCTGTACCGTCAGCATGAGATAAAATCTCTTGGCCATCAGCACCAATAAATTTACGTTTTAATTTATCTTCTTCATAACGATCTTTGCTACGACTAGCTTTATCTCTATCAGGATTAAATGGATTTTGATCAGCTGGGATAATAGCTTCACCAGGAGAAACCGTAGTTAAAGAGTATGCTGGTACATTTAAAGTACCATTATAGTTTTGCTCTGTTTGTTTAGCAGCTTCTTCTTTAGCCTTATCTTCTTCACGTTCTTTTTCTTTAAATAACCGCTTAGCTTTTTTGATACGGCGGTTAATTTGGTCACTCTCACCTTTGGTTCTAGCGTTTTCAGCAGCAGTTTCTAACTTATTTAAGAAAGCTTCACGTGATTCTTTACTAAGAGATGCCATTTCCATCTCTTTGTCTTCACCAAAGATATCTTTCTTTACTGATGAAAATTGTTCTTTTACTGAGCCAAAGAAACCATCTTTAGAATCTTGATATGAGCTTTTAAATGACTCTTTATCTTCGTCACTAACAAATCCACCAAAGAATTCTTTAGTATGATTCCATGCTTTCTTAGCTTTAGACTTAAATGGTTCAAGAATCTTTTTCTTTAAAGTATCTACAACCGTATTAAAAGTCTTATCTATCTGATAAGCCATTCGATTAAAGAAACCTTCTATAGGTCTACCTTCTTTATCCTTAAGACCAGTGTCTTGTTTAAAGAAGAATTTATAGATATGCTTATCAACCATACCTATTGCACCAGCTACAACACTACGTGGAGATTTATAAAGAGCTTTTAATACACCTTTAAATTTCTCTGCAGCTGTTGCAGATTCATCACCAAAGATTTCTTCCAATACATTTTCTTTATCAGGCTTTAACTCATCATCATCGCTGTATCCAACATCATCTGCTGTTTCAGCCCAAACATTTTCATCACCAAGTATGGGACCTTCTCCGTCCTCAGAAGATGATTTACTTTTAGAATCTGTTTTTGTATGGGACTTATTAGTATTAGAACCACGTTTATATTTAGCTTTAGATGATTTTGATTTACGTTTACCACCACCAATACCGCCATTAGTACGTATTTCTTTTAACTCTTCCCATATATTTTTTAGATAGTAAATAGCACCATTACCATCTTCATCAGTCAATAAGCTTACACCACCAGTTAGTTTACCACCTTTGCCTTGTTTACCAGCAAAGTTTTGTGATCCATCAAATAGTTTAAGCATTGTATCGTGAGGAGTATTTTCAATCGTTGACATCATTCTATTAAAACTAGATATAGCGTCATATACTTCTTTTGTAGCAGTAGACATATCGGCATTATCCCATGCCTTATTTGCTACATCTTTATATTTACCACTATATCCAGAAATAGTTTGATTCTTATAGAAATAATCAGCTAGTTCTTGTAAGAACTCTTTCTTATTACCTATAGCATCAATATCTTTAGTTATACCACCATTAATAGCACCTTTTTCCATTTGTGCTTTAAACTCAGCAACAGCAGATTTCTTGGTGTATTCTTCCATTTCTTCTTTACGCTGTTTGATTTTATCCATGGTGGTCCATTTACCAGAATTATAGTCATATACTGGTGCAGAATTACCTGTAAGAGCTGCTTCGATTCTAGCTAAATGTCCAGGGATTACATCAATAATAGCTTTCTTAGTTATACCATCAAATGGAACAGGCCCTTTCTCGAACTTATCAGTTTTAAGTTTAGTGACCATCTCTTGTTTAGCACCAAAAATACGACCAATAAGTCCAGCAACACCATCACGTTCTTGTCCTGCTCTATGAAGCTCTGCAAGCATATGTGCGAATGTACCAGATAAGGTCTTATCCAGTTTCTTCATTTGAGCACGAACGTTCTTCCCAATGATACCTTGACCAATAGCAATAGGAATGAAAGATAATGGATTAGCCAGCATCATTTTTAAATGATCTGGTTCCATACTAGCAAGAAGACCTATAGGAGAAGCATCCAATTCATCTTGTGCATTCTTCTTGATATGAGAGAAATAGCTAGCTAAATCAACTCCACCATTAGAACCCATAATATTAGTGATATCGAATTTTTCCTTACCACGTTTTTCTGCTTCTTCTTTAGACTTTTGTCTAGCTTGGAAATCATGACGTTGCATATCTAGCATTTCTTTTAAGATAGCATTGTTTTCACGATTCAATTTAGTAGACTCTTCGAAGTATTTACGAGAGTTCTCTAAATGCGCTTGTAAGTTATTTTGGTTAAACGACATAATATTGCTTAGAGTACCATGCATACCTAAGATATTATTATTTAACCCAGAGAATAGTTTCTCTTGTTGAGCAAACATCAGTGCTGTACTTTGACGTACAGCACCAGCTACATGCTCAGCACTTTTTACAGTAGCACCAGCAATAGCATTTGTGCTAGCAGCAGTACTAGCTTCTATAGTTTGTATAGTGGCTTCTGTATCATGATCAAGACTAGGAGTATTATCAGATTCCATAGAGAAATCATCATCGAAATCCATATCGAAATCATCCATACCCATTGACTTCATCATTAAGTCATCGCCACGTTGCTCATTATAGAAATTACCAGTTTTTAAATCCTCTAAAGCAGACTTAAAAGCAAAGTCCCCTGCCTGGTAAAGACCTGTATTAGAGATCATTTGACCAGCACGTTTAACTGTACTTTTATAATCTTTTATACCATGGTATACTTGTTTCATAGTATCAGCATTAGTAGACAAAAACTCTGTAGCCGAAGGCATCTCAGCTTTAATAGTATCTTCTACTGTAGCAAATACTAAAGACTTACCAAGGTTCTTTAGATAATTAGTAATTTTAACTTTTGCCAAGTGTAATTCCTCCTTTCTTGGATTAATGGTGTGTTCTTGACATACGGCAAATACCCCATATAGGACAGTGCCTATATGGGGATATTTGTGTTTGGAGTCAGTTAAGTTAGAAAATTGGAGTTAAATGTAATAACTATAAGAGGAATCCTACCTAGATAGTAAGGTTGGCTAGAGGTATGAAAGCACCTTACTAACTAGGAAGAAATTCAATGTGAGTATAATTATAATTGCTCGTATTCTTGGCGATGGCATTATACTTCTACTCACTATTTTGTTATAGCTGTATTATTTTTTAACCCAAGCTGGACAAGGGTTTTGAACTTTGATACTTTCATAGCCAGGTACTTTAACTTCGGTTTTAACGTAGATAGCTTTACCATCTTTATCAATACCCTCTTGTTTAGGGAAAGAACGAGTAGAAGCTTGTACATCTTTGAAAGATAAAGTGATATTGGATTTTTCACGACCACCTAGTTTGAAAGTACGGCCAGTATTACGCATATATTCAAATGGGAATGTTTTAACGATGTTTAACATACGTTCAGCATCAGCTTTCTTAGCTTCATAACCAGCCGCTAATACTGTAGCTTCTTCTTTAGAGATTTTAGTTGTAGAAGAGATAGCATTAGCTAGGATATTACGGTAATCATCAGCGATGCATACTTCACCAACTTTACCAGTGGAATCATATACACCAACTTTGAAATTGGTGTCATTAAGCATAGCAGCCATTACACGTGCTTCATCTTTATTAGAAGCAGAAGCGTGTTTCAATTCAGCTTTGATTTGTCCCATTAATTCTTTTACAGTACTCATGTTTTGTTTCCTCCATAAAGAAAATTAGTTTTATATTATAAGTCTTATAGACGTATAAACATTGATCTTACTTTTCGTTTCCCTTTAGATTTGAGAAACTCATTTAACTCAATAGGTGTGCTTTGATTTAAGAAATCAATAAAGCTCATATTTCCATTTTCTAACATATCTTTTTTGCTCTTATCAGTCATAACTGTACCTCACTTAGGCTATATAAGATTAATAACTTGTTTATCTAGTAATAATTTATTAAAAGCAGAAAGAACCCCTATAGGACTCATAATCCTATAGGGGATCTTTATTTTTTGAGATCAAGTATACTACAAGGTTGAGTATTATAACCCTGCACATTTTTATTGTGGTGACTAGCTGTAAATATTGTATTACGGGTTAGTATATTTTGAAATTGAAGAACCCACCACAATAATAAAAGAAAATGAGTAACGTTGTATAAGATACCTATAATTGTTTAATACTAACTATTTATCCCCTTACTTGACTTGGAATATGATTTATATTAATAGCTAATGAGATCACAAGAAAGTTATATAATATTTTAAGTTTGGTTATGTCATAACATTTTTCAATTCGGATTTCTATTGGGAAATAGATAAATAAAAATGATCTTATTATACTTTATAATATAAACTTCCATTCTAAGCTTAACTTTACTCCATGGATTTTGTATAGTATTAAATAATATAACCAGCTTATATTATTTACTCTATATAAGTGTTAGATTATTTTGGAGTAAGCTATATAGTATAGCCTTAACAAGCTATTAAACGAATAATATACTCAGAATTAACAAAATTGGAGGTTAATAGAATGGCTATCTTAGTAGACCGTATACAACCTTTACGATTGATAAACTCTAAGTTTTATACCCCTATCAATAAGAAGAATAAACGTTTTGGTAGTTGTATATTTCTTATGGCTAAATCATTTGATGGTGTAAAAGATATAATGGATTCACCATTAGTAGAGAACTTAGCTATGTTTAGTTCATACTATGTGGAACCAAACTATAGCTATTACGTTACACCATTAAGACAAGTACAAAGTGAATCTGGTGAACTATTAGATTATCAACCAGACTTAGACCTTGTGCTTGAGGGTGACCATATAGTTACAGAAGACTATATCCAAACTTGTGATCATTTAATCTTGTTTGGTGAATCTGTCGAAGGTCCTATGACTAATAAACGTCTATCTAAAATGCTATATAGAGAGCGTTTTAGAAATAGAAAAGAAATCATGGCATACTACGATACTATTAGAGAGAAGTTCCCTAATATCGTATTTACCAAACTATCTATAGATAAGTATATGAATAGAAACTTATTCTATGACTTGACTTATTATACAGATGCATTCTTTACTAATAAGTATAATAAGAAGTTCCCTAAAGACTATGGGACTGATATCTTATTTACATTAATGGCTAGATTCGTTAATGATAAACGTCTTGGTTCTTATACAAAGAAAACTGTTATAGTCCCAGTACATGATTGGGCTAAAGACGCTGACCTATCTAGTTTATTTAGTATCACTAAAGATATCAATATCTTCTCCATTATAACTAGATTATATACCACTAGCTCTTATGAACTAGAATACTTCAAAGGGGTTGATTTTATCTTCCTAGGTAAAACAGGATGGTTCAAAGTTAACTTTGATGATTTCGATAACTACGCTATCTCTAAGTTTAAACAAAATATCCGTAAACTTATTATGAGAGAACCAGTAGAAGACACTGAACGTGAAAACAAAGAAGAAATCAAAATCAAAGTTGCTGATGCTATTGAAAAGCAATCTGGTATTCAAATCAATAACGTAGATGGTTCTAAATCTAATATAGTTAAAGACGTTAGAAAAGCTGATGTACTTGATATGGATAAACCTAAAGAACCAGAAACTAAACCTTTGGACCCTCAGTCTTCTAAAGAAGAAGAGAAAGCCCAAGAAGATGTATCTAATCAGCTTAATGATATAGTAAATGCCTCTTCAGATGAAGCAGAAGCTATTAAGAAAGCTGAAGAGGAAGTTAATCTTAAAGTGGCTTTACTTAAAGCACAAGAGACTAGACATACGACTATAGATATTTCACAAGCTAGACGTAAACGTATGAGCCTATTGAATGATAAGTTCTTAAAATCTAGTCTAAATAATAAACCTATCTCTCAATTACTTGAAGAAGAAGCTGACCAACCATTAAGATCTACTGACATTCCAGAAGTACAGACTATCGATGAGCAATGGGATGGTTTAAAGAAAATCAACTTTGATAAACAATATGATTTAGATGCTGATATAGTTAGAGCTATACATGCATTCACAGAAAATAAGACAATCCCTATGTCTATTATTAAAATAGATAAAGATGATACATCTACATCTGAAGATTCAGTATGGACATATAGAGTTCAGCTTGAAGATGCTAATGGTACTAGACATAATCTTACATTCGATGTACCTAAGTTGATTGATAATCGTTTTATGCGATTACGTGGTAATGATAAGACCATATCTGGTCAGTTAATCAATCTTCCTATTATTAAGACAGGCCCGACTACATCACAGTTGGTTACTAACTATAATAAGATTATGATTAATAAGTATGGTCAACAAGGCAAGTCTACAAATACTACTGCTGCTATTATTAGATCTTTATATAAGATCTTGGAAAATAAGTACAAGGGTTGTACCACTATTAAGAAAATAGCTATAGGTTCTAACTTAAAGATTACTGCTAAATACATTCTTCCTATGGAATACATTGATATTTCATCACAGTTCTCTTATATTGAGTTTAAAGATGGTACTAAGATCTTATTCAACCAAGATGAATTACGTAATACACCAGAGTTTAAAGACCCAGGTGAGGGTATACTTGCTTATGGTATCAATACTAAAGATAAGACTGTATTAGCTGCTGAAGATGATGATGTAGTTAGAATGATTAATGGTAAGCTTATGACTGATGCGGCTTATCAAGAACAGTTCAAGAAGTATTATAAGCAAGGTAAAACAGTAGCACATGCTAGAGCATCTATTAACCAAATGAATATCCCAGTTATCTGTGTAATGGCATATTCTGTAGGGTTATCTGAAGCATTAAATAGAGCTAAAGTACAATGGAATGTCTATGAAAAGAGACCTACGGCTACAAAGAACTATATTAAGTTTAAAGATGGTTTCTTAGAGTATGATGATTCCCCAGAGACTTCATTATTAGTATCTGGTTTATTTGAAATCAATACAGAAGACTATACTATAGCTGAGACTAATGGTGTAGCTATGTGGCTAGACGTATTAGACCAATACGGTGGTAGAATTAAAGCTAATGGTTTAGATGCATTCTATAACTTAATGATGGACCCTATCACTGTTGAAGTATGTAAGAAGTATAATCTCCCAACTGACTATATTACAGCATTAGGTTATGCTAGTAGCTTATTAGCAGATAATCAGTACAATAAGCATACTGATATTACTGGTAACCGTTTCCGTACTAATGAACGTTTAGCTCATTTTGTTTATAAGTCTTTGGCTACAGCATATCAATTATTCTTAGCTGAATATAAGAATGGTAGAACTGATAGCAAGATGTTTATGAAACGTTCTGCTGTTATAGACTTGACTTTAGCAGACTCTACAGCATCTGACTTAAGTATCTTAACACCATTACTTGAAATGGAAACCGCTAATACAGTTACATTCAAAGGATTATCTGGTTTGAACTCTGATAGATCTTATAATCTAGAGAAACGTACATATGATAAATCTATGGTTAATAAATTAGCCATGTCTACAGGCTTTGCTGGTAACGTTGGTATTAATAGACAGACTACGATTAATATGGCTATTAATGATACACGTGGTTATATCTATAATAATAAAAACGAAGAAGGTAAGATGAATGACGTTAATACGTTATCTATTACAGAAGCATTGACACCATTTGGTTCTACACATGATGATCCATTCCGTACTGCTATGACATTCATCCAAACTTCTAAGCATGGTATGAGAACTAGACGTAGTGACCCATTATTGGTAACTAATGGTGCAGACCAAGCATTACCATATATGACATCTGATACATTTGCTTTTAAAGCTAAATACAAAGGTGTAATTACAGAGTTGACTGATGACTATATGATTATTAGATATCCAGAACAGGATATGGTTGAACACGTTGACTTACGTAATCGTATAGAAAAGAACTCTGATGGTGGTTTCTTCGTTAATCTTAAATTAGATACCGATCTTAAAGTTGGCTCTAAAGTTAAACCTGGTGATATTGTAGCATATGATAAATCCAGTTATTCTGATAACGTTGGTACTGGTAATCTATCATACAATATCGGTACATTAGCAAAGATAGCCATTATGAATACTGATGAAGGTTTTGAAGATAGCGCTATCATATCTGATAAATTATCTGGTGATATGTCTTCTGATGTAGTATTACAAATAGACGTAAGACTTAATAAAGAAGATATAGTAGACTTCATTGCTAAAGTAGGTACACCTGTACAAGAGGGTGACACTTTATTTACCTATCAAATAGCTTCAGAAGATGAAACATCTAATGATATCCTAGCTAAACTTAAGTTAGATGGTGATGAAGCTGGAGACTTAGGTAAAATTAAAGTTAAATCTAAAGTAACTGGTGTATTACAAGGTATCAAGATTTATCGTACTAATGAATTAGAAGAGTTATCTCCTACATTACGTAAGACTGTAGAAGACTATGAATCTGGTATCAATAAAACTAAGAAACGTCTTGAAAAATTGAATATATCTACAAAAGAATATGATTCTACTGGTAAATTACCTGCAACTGGTAAACTTAAACATGCTGAAGATAAAGTTCTTATTGAATTCTATGTGAAGTATGATGATACTATGGGTGTAGGTGATAAACTAGTATACTACTCTGCATTAAAAGGTGTAGTAAAGTCTATCTTCCCTAAGGGTAAAGAACCTGTAAGTGAATATCGTAGAGATGAAAAAGTACATACGCTACTAGCAACACATTCTATTAATGGTCGTATGGTAGGCTCTGTACTTATTATGGCTGCTATGAATAAAGTTCTTATTGAGCTTAGTAGACATGTAAAAGATATTATGGGTATTCCTTGGGATCCAGAATTGTAGTATTATAGTCCCACTAGGTCTGTAAATTGACCTAGTGGAACATCTTATTAAATTTTTATTTTTCTTTTCTAAGGAGGTAAATAATATGCCTGACATTGAAAATAAGACAACCTCAGAAAACAAGGTTGAATATAAAGTTTATGTCAATACAAGTAAGAAACCTTTATATGTGCGTGAAACACCTGATGACCGTGGTCTTATGCGTGCATTTGTACGTCCAGGTGAAGTAGTACATATTTATGGCTTTGCTCCTGGTATTATTTATGCAGTACCACCAGAAATCTCTAAAGAACGTGAGAATGTATGGGGTAGAGTTAGTGAACCTGGTAGGCCAGAACGTTGGGTACGTATCTCTTCTACATATGGTACATTTGACTATTTAGAAGAGGATACTTCTAATATTGCACAATTCCCACCAGTAGACTCTCGTACTTTGAAATACAATGATATCGTTGGTATTAAACCAGGTTCTGTAAATGCATATGGTCAAAAGATTGCTAAAGAACTTTGCTTACCAAACTGCTATCATGTAGTTTATATGCTAGATTCTTCTCGTCGTTTGACTTTGCTAGGTCATCGTGTTAAAAACGGTATTAACCAATGGATTCCAACTAAAACATTGGTTATGGTTAAACAATATGACCCATATGCTCGTTACAATAATGAAAATGCTGATGGCATGTATGCTAAAGCACGTGCTAAAGCCGAAGAGGATCCATTCCGGGGAAAATAAACGGGGAAGCTGCACTGCCCCATGGTATTTACTTCAAAGTGGCATCCACTGCTACAGATATGGCAGATAGAGCATTAAATAATTTACGTAATGAAGGTTTAGATGGTATCGGTGGAGATGCTGATAAACTTAAAAAAACAATGTCAACTGTACTCAATTCTAGTAGTACAGAAAAACTTGCATTAGGTAAGCCTTTTAACCAAACAGATTTGGCTAACTATCAAATGTTTACCGAGGCTGCTGAACGTCTTGGTACTGATAAGATGTCTGATGGTGAAATACAGTACTATCGTATGGCTAAAGAGATATCCAATTATAGTAATATGAGTCCTCAAGAGCAAGCTACTATTCGTCAAAGAGCTGCCGAAGTATCAGCAGATTACTGGGGTACTGGTAGTGCTGAAAATCAAAAGATGATTAAAGGTAACATTGTAACCGAATTGGGTGTTGCTGGTACAGCTGTAGATTATAGTAATGGTAGTGCTACTAAAGGTGCTAATAAAAGCCCAGTTAAAGCTGTAGCCGGTCAAGGTAATGCTGGTATGACATTAGAGCAGGGTTATAAAGCTGGTAGAGATGCTATTATAAAGAACTCTGGTAAAGATGTAGCTGCTGGTCAAAAACGTGAATATGAAGATTCATTAGCATCTACTGCTGATATGGCGGCTGCATCAAACTTTAATGCTTATAATATCAATATCAATGAATTTGAAACGTCTCAGTTATATCGTGTATTTGGTATGCCTTACCAATGGATGGATATAGCAGATAGACGTATTCCTGGTACTGATATAGGTAGAACTTTTGGTGCAAAAATAGCATCTAAGATACCATTATTGATTATGACACCAGGTCTACCAGAATTCTTAGCAGGATATTCTAGTAAAGAAAAGAATGCTTTGATTCAGAAACTATCTGGTGGTGCTGATGGTATATCATTACAGTCATTAGCTGATGGTATAGTTGGTAAGGGTAAAGAAACCAAGTATTACCAATTACGTTTTGCTAAGAAAGAGTATTTTACTTATGTAAATGCTATGACTAATGCATTAGCAGCTTACTTAGGTATATCTGATGAAGATTCACCTTATGGTGGTAAGATTGGTAATTTTGATTGGTCTACTTTAACATCCACATCTTCATTGTCTAAACAGTTATCTTATTATGGTGCTGTAGCATTCTATCTAAATTCAGAAACATCTATTTCTGAATCTTTTAGTAATGATACAACTCAATCACAATTAGCATCTAAAGTTAATGAGATGTCTGGTATGGTTAGAGAGCTACAATTCATTACTGGTTTAACTAATATCTCATTCTATGATAATGCTAATACTAGTAGCGGTAATGTAATCAATAATACTGCATCAGATAGTAAGAATGCTGGTGATAGCATGTTTGGTAGCTTTGGTACTTTCATTGATAACTTAAAGACTGGTGCTAAAACTGTATTTGCTGGTGGTAAGCTAGTATTCCCAGAAATATGGTCAGACTCTAGTCATAGTGTAAGTTATACAGTTAATCTTAAATTGACTACACCTGATTTTGATAAATATAGCTGGTTCCTAAATATAGGTGCACCACTTATTCACCTAATATGTATGGCTGCTCCAAGACAAATGGGTGCTAATGGTTATGCATCCCCATTCTTAGTCAGAGCATTCTATAAGGGGTTCTTTAGTATAGACAGTGGTATGATTGGTTCACTATCTATCACTAAGGGTACTGATGGTGGATGGACTATTGATGGTTTACCAACTGTAGTCGAAGTATCTATGGATATCAAAGATTTATATCATAGCATGAACATCATTGCCCCTGATGTAATAGGTGATTTATCTGGTAATCTATCTATGGAAAGTTCATTAAAGAATGTAAATGCTTTAACTTACCTAGCTAATATGGCTGGGGTAAATATTAACCAAACAGATATTGGTCGTGCATTTAGATTATCATACTGGTCTATCAAAGGACAAGCTACACAATTATTATCTAATGGTCCAATGCAAGCATTAACTCAAACTGTAATGAATAGAATAATGCATATGTATAATTAGTTTAATATAAGAACAAAAACATCCCGATAAGACCATAAGTGTCTTATCGGGGTTTTATTCACAGAAAGGAGGACACTTATAGTATGAAACGTAAAACAAGACATGAGAAGCTCTTACAATATGAAGAGAAATATGGAGAAATACCTAGTGATCATTATGATAGACTACAATATATCTCTAATGAGTTAGGTATTAATAATAAACAACAAGCTGAGATTATGGAAGCATACCATAATGCTATAGATAGTACACAATATAGTCATATTAGAGTTATACTATATGAAGAACCTGAGGGTGCACCAAGACCTAGGTTCCAATTAGTTAATAGATATAACTTAGCAAATGCTGCTTTAAGTAATGGCTCATTTGTTAAGGTATATTCACCAACTGGGTTAGAAGATAATAGTAGTATGCGTCGTATGATTGACTCTGGTGAGTTAAATCAAATACAACAAATGCTATACACTCCAACTATAGTTGAGTTTAATGCTTATCTTAAAACACCACAATATTTTAATAAGAAAGAAACTGCATTAGCTGAAGTTGGTTTAATAAGACCTCTATCTAAACCAGACTGGGATAACATCGGTAAGAAGTATTCTGACATGTTCAATTCTAATATCTGGTTAGATGATACTCTAGTTATAGATGGTTCTGTACGAAGATTCTATTCAGTAAAACCTAGGGTTGAGATAGATATATACTTTATGGATAAAGTATATACTAAGAAGCAAGCTAAAGGTATATCTAAGTCCTTAGAGAATCAAGGTATAACTAAAGAAATAGATTATATTATTAAATAGGGAGGAGACTATGACATTGAAACAGATTATAAACACCTGGGCTAAAAGATTATGGCAAAAGCTTAGAGGTAAAAAAGAAGAACCTAAATATGATTTATACCAAACACCAAATGGGCCAGGATTCTTTGTACCTAAAGGGACTACACCACCACAGTTTGGTAAAAATATTTCTATTCAGATTCCTGAGAATAGAAAACCTATTAGACCACCAGCTCCACCTAAAGAAAAAGTTAAAGCTGATACTGATGGTGATAAAGTAGACTCTATGATATACGGAGTAGAGATGATGCGTCATTTAGACTTAGATGAGGACGATCTAAAGCTAACTAAGGAAGAAATCAAAGAAGTAGATGCTAAGATTGATAGATGGTATAAAAAATCACCTAACTCTACAGTAAATGGTATAAAAGATATGGCTGAAAAGTTTAAGGATATTCAAAAGAATCCTAAATATCATGAAGATATCTCTCCATTACTTAGTGGTGCAGCTGTATCTAATAAAGAAGTAATTGATGGTATAACTAAAGCTATACGTGAAGTTACAAAGCCAAATAAGGACACTAAGAAACCTGTACAAAAGAAACGTCGTAAACGTACTAATTCTAAAAAGAAATCTGGTGAAAAGAAATGAGTTTTGGTAGCGGTCAATCAGAAGAAAACAAACTAAAGGGTGATACACAGCCCCCTTATGAACAGTTTGAGAAATGTGAAAGAAAAACTTGTGTATACTTAAATAATAATGGTAGATGCATCTGGGAAACATGTAAGTTTGATAATGAAGATCCGGGGTATGTACAATACTGGGACTTTGAATGTCAAGCATGTCATAAGATAGACCAACGTGATGTACGTGATATGAAGCTAATGTTTTGTGATAGCTGTCTAGAACGGCTAGCTAAAGCTGAACGTTTACCATTCACCTGTATTATCTGTGGTAAAACACAATCATCTCCGCCTAAGGGATTCTCTACCCCTATATGTAATACATGTTTACGTAAGTTAAGAAACTCTGTACATTGTAAGTATTGTGGAAATGCCTAATTAGTTATATATTATAACTATAGGAGGTAATATACAATGCAAGAATTACAATCAAGATATAAAGCTAGCGTAGAAGGAATCATTATATCTAATATGATTCCTTACCGTGTATTAAATGATTTAACTATTAGAGAGTTTGCTAATAGCGATGCTACAGGTTTGAATATCTATATAGACTTGTATCATATCTTTAGAGACTTCTATAAGAATAATATGCTTCTTATAGCTAAGCATGACTTAGTGGCATATATAACTAACTTAGTTGGTCACTATAGAGACTTTTATAGAAGATACTTTGGTGTACATACAAAGTTCTTCTTAATTTATACGACAGGATATTTCCCTACAGCTGTAGATGAGTTACCAACTTATAATCAGAATTCATTAAATGATTATGAAATGTCTATAGGCATCAAGGAATATCTTGAGCATAATATGTACGTACTGAATATACTTTGTAAGTATCTTCCTGATATATACTTTATTGAGTCTCCAGTAGACCCATCAGTATCAATCTATTCTATTATGAATGATGAGTTTGCTAGTGGTAACTATAATCCTAATATCATTCTAAGTAGATCGGTAATGAATCATCAATTGATTCCTATATCTATGACACAGACTGTACAGATTAAGCATTTGTATAGATATGGTGAATTAGAATGTAAAGCTATCAATATTGATAATTGTATCTTAGAATATATTGATAGTCTTAAACGTAATATATCTGAACCAGAACTAATTGGAACTATTCCTAGAGATGCTTTAAGTTTAATCATGGCATTATTAGGGGTAAAACAACGTAGTGTAAGCGGTACAGGTATACGTACTGATAAGATTATTAAAGTAGTACCACAGTTCTTAGCTCATAAACGTACTAATTATATTAGTAGCTTTGCTGATATAGCTGAACTATGTCAGTTATTGAATAAGAACTTAGACCCTAATAAAGTATTTAGTAACTTTAAAGCAGTTGATGTATTACATCAATACAATAAGTATATATTAGCTGGTAAACCAGTTGAGGATATCAGATGGAATGTAAATCTAATAGATCCTGATATGGTGAAGAGTCTTAATAATAAGTACTTCTCTAACCACCCATTGGATCTAACTAGACTATAGTCCTCAACATTCTAGTACAAGGGCCACTATCGGTCCTTGTACTTTATTTTTTTTTCTTGAGGTGATACATATGCAGCTCACTTATGAATATATGGCTAGGATAGATTTCAACCATCGTGGTGGTAATGAATCAAAATCATATCCTATAGAGCAAGAGAATATAAAACAGATTATCATCAATAAAGAATATGATGATCTTAATATGCCGATTATAACGGTGACTATGAGTGTCGATACGAATATAGTTGACTTAATGATTAAAGACAATAAAGAATCAACTATGATATTGACTATTAATAAGAAGAATACTAATACACAGTCAACTACAAATATAGTAGAGGCTTATATAAAAGAAGAATGTACATATCTTATTGAGGGTGATGTAAACCCTAATAAAGAATGGGATAATAAAGCCCCAACTAAAGAAGAAGCTGAGAATAAAGATAAGTTTAGGCTTATTCGTGTTGGTCTACTATCTAAGAGATTGGCTGATGCATTACAAAAACCAGCCAATCTAACTGTATACGATTCTAATATGCAAGATATAGTTATGCAGTTATTAAATAATGGTATTCCATTACTAATGGAACCATTTGATTACAAAGACCCTATTCCTCAGTTGATATTGTCACCTAAAGAATCCCTATCGAAGTCTTTAGACTACTTAAACAGTGTAAAAGTATTCTATGAGACTGGTTATAGATTCTTTATGGATTTTGATAATACATATCTTGTATCTAAAGCTGGTAAATCTGTATTACGTAAGAATGATAGATATCCAACCATTAAGATTGATGTAAAACCTTTGATGGGTGAAGATGGTATGGTTCGTGGTATAGAAACAAATGATACAGATAAAGTATATGATATGATTGTGCCTATGAATGATACTAACTTTAATAGTGATGATCTAATAGACAAATCCATGGAAGGTATCGCTGCTGTAGTTGATGCATCTAAACAAAAACAAGAATCATTCCTAAAGAAACATAAAGGGTTTGGTGGTATCTTAGGTGCTTATAAGAATATCCTTAATATCATGGACAATGTAAAAGTCTTCTCTGGACAAGTACGTAATGTAGTCCAGAATATACATAGAACTACATATGAGATTAAGGGTAGAATGATTGAAATGAAAGAGCAGGTTGATGATTTTAAAACAACCACTCTAGACCTATACAATCAAACTAAAGCAACTATAGCATCTTTACCACAGGAAGCATTACAACAAATCGGTCAAATAGATGATGTAAAGAATATACTGACTCAGATAAATGAAGCTAATGATAAGTACGGTAAATACATTAATAAATGTATACCTAACTTTGATGAGTATGTAAAAGCATATACTGGTCAGATATATAATATCGAAGGAACTAAAAACTATGTAGGTGGTATTAAACCTATAAACTTCCAAGATAATCTAGGTAGTTTACAAACATCTTGCTGGGACTTTAAGAAAGATGCTGAGAAAACTGATGCTACACATAAGAAAGGTATGGCTCAATTCTCTAGAGGGTTTGTGGGTTGGTCTCAAAATATAGGTAATATATCCACAACACTAATGGATTTACCAGATACAGTTACATATTGCATTAACCCAAAAGACCCAGTAGATTCTAGACAATACAAAGAAGTAGATTTAAAACACTTAAAGAAATTTAGTGCTCCATTTCAAGAGATGTTTACTAGTGCTGATGCTTATGGTAAAGGAATTACAAAAGATACAGCGACTATGGATGCCTCAAACAAGCTAAATAGGAATGCTGGTGCAACGATAAAGGCGTTTGTAGACAAGGCCCAGGGTATACCCACAGACTTTAGTAATAAATTGCTTGAGGGTGGCAATATGGTAATTAAGGACTTTAAATCACAAGCTGATTCTGCCAAGCAAATGTTTATAGATAATAAGCAAATGTATAGACAGCAATTCAATAGTATGCGTGATACATTCAATGTAATCAAACAAGGTGCACAATTATCTATTGATAGTTTTAAAGACTTAGGTGATATAGGCTCTGATGGTGAATCCTTAGTAAGTATTGCTTTAGATACAGTAGAGACATTAGCTAAACAAAAGATTATTCGTTTACCTAATGACAATATCAATATCTTAAAGAATATTAAACATGCATTAGACTTACAAAAGAGTACCATTACTGTACATAAACTAGAATTAGACAATGATATATTCAATATCAATATTAAATATATGATTAGTAATGAAACAGAAAAGACTACACGTAGTGGTGAGTATATACTAGTTTCTAAACAAGAAGTATATGATAATAATGGTACTACACTTGTAGCTAATACAATTCTTACATTCCACAAACTTCCTTCTGGTAAAAAGAAAGAATAGACAAAAAGAATCCCATATAGGCAATGCCTATATGGGAGTTTCTTTTATTTCTTTTCATCAGATTGATTTTGTTGTTGATTACCATCTTGGTTTTGGTTATCACCAGAGTTGGCATCTTTATTGTCATTGCTATAATACTTAACGTGTTGCTTAATCAATTTATAGAAATCAGAAGCAAAACGTTCAGCAGCAGCAATACGTACAGACATCAAAGTTGCAACAGTAGAAGTTACACGTTTAGCATAAGCTTGTCCTTCGCCATTGCTCTTAGGTTTATCTGGGTTATCATTAATAGTACCAGAAGTACTTTGATTATTATTAGTATCACCCATAGTTTTTTGCTGTTGGTTATTATTAGCATTTCCGCTATTGTTAGTACTGGATGTATTTTGGTTACCAGTAGAACCACTATTAGTAGTATTGCCACCATTAGCATCATCTTCTAAGAATAAGCTATCATTATATAAATAAGATGCTTCATTCTTAGCCATACCAGCATTAACCAATTTAATCAAGTTATCTACATCTGCTAAAGCTTTGTTTTTATCAGACTCAAATAACTTAATCATATTATCAGCATTCAAACAATACTCAGCAAGAACTTTCATATCTTTAATTTGATAAGGTTCAACTTCTTTAGAGCCAAAGAAGAATACTTTACATTTATCTTTGAAAGATTCTCCTTCGGTGTTACCAACTAAAGAACTTTCTAATTCTTTAATAGCATCATCTACAGATTTAGAACCACTATTAATAGCTTGTAAGTCTGCAGTGATCTTAGATGCTACATTGTTAATCAAATTAGCATTTTCTAAGTTAGGTTTAGCTTTATCGTAGTTAAACATTTTAAGGTCACTAACAGCCTTAAACTCTTTATCCATAAGAGCCATATTCTTTTGAATAAACTCTTTAGAGATTCCACCAAACTTCTTGAACCAGTCAACGCATTTATTAAAGATATTTTGAATGAATTCTTTAATCTTATTTAAGAATCCAGTAACTTTATCAGAAATGCCTTCATGAATAGATTGAAGCTTGTTTTCTACATCAATATTCTTAGCGAATACAGATGCTTCAAGAATACATGCTTCAAGATTTACAGATGTTTCACTTAATTTGATCAAGTGTTCAATTTCAGCTAAACCATCTTTATCACTAGAAGTCAATGCCACAAGAGATGTAGCTAATTTGATATCAGAGTTTTTAGAAATAGCTTCTGGTGCTGTTAAGTAAATAGCTTTAAGTAAAGTTACACGATCAGATTCAATAGCTTTTTCAGCCAAGAAGATAGCATTATTGTATTTATACAAATCAGCCAATGCCATTTCTTGTAATTGATGTAACAAAGCTTGTTCAAGCTTAGCTACTTCACGTACAGTATCAGCATTGATTTCACCCATCTTCATGGAATCTAATTTACCAAAGATATAGTCATATTCTTTGATAGCATTTTCTTTACCAGTCTTAAGATCAGTAAGCTTTTCTTTTTTATTAGTATCTAGTGTTTTTAATAATTCGCTAGCATCTTCTAAAGTAACTTCACGAGTTTCAGTAACAGGATTTTCGACTTTCTCGATCAATTGCATATAAGTCAAATGATCTTCTTTACCCATTACAGAACCACGAATACCAGACTCTAATACATTGAAGTTTTCACTGATAGTTTTAATTACACCATCAAGATCTTCTTTAGGGCTATGGTAGAAGTTCTCATAGATTTTGCTAATAGATTTGAAAGCATCTTTAACTGCTGGAGTATACTTAGCTTCTTCGAAGAATAACTTCTTAAGTTTAAGACCTTTACAGTCAGCTTGGTTAGCAAATTCTTTTAAGAAACGTTTATCTTTAGAACTTACATAAGCCAATGTAGATACGGCATCATTATAGGATTTACCATATGCTTCTACAATAGACTTTAAGTTCTTACGATATACGTTATATAAGTTCTCACTTACAGCTTTGTATTTGACTACATTACCATCAGCGTTTAATACACCACGATAAAATTCTTGTAGCCCTTTAGCTTCGTGGTTACGGATATCTTCTACTAAGGAATACATAAATTGTTTACGGGAAATATCACATTTACCTGTAACCAATTTATTATTAGTAGCATCCATAATATAACTAAAGGAGAATTGTTTATTTTCCATAAGTTACCTCATTAAGCACTAAGTTTGTTACTTAATAATGAATGTAAAGATTTTATAGCTAGGTCTCTAGATTTAATAATATTACAGTAAGTATCACATCTAGTCATCTGTAATGATGTATAGATGCTTATATTATTAGCTATAATATTTTGTATATTAGAATTTTCAGATACATCACTATTATTGAAGATATATTCCAATTGGGATTTATATGCATTGATATCATTGATAATGCCATCTCTAAATTTAGATTCATCCATTCTAGAACGTACTTTTTCATAATTACGTAACTGTAATATTAGCTTAGCACTAGAATCTGTGTTTAGATTATTGGCATTACGCTTCATATCTTTAAATAAGAATACTATACGTTCTCTCTCGCTATGGATATCATTCTGTAAAGCCATGATTTTATCATCATCTCTTTCACTTTTAGATATCTCTTTTGATAGAGTAAATATTAGTTCTTTGATATTACTTAGTATAGAATCATTTAATGAGTCTTTTATATCATTACCCCAATCTGATAAGTTATATAGATTGGTATTATGGTTAATAGATTCATTAACTGTAAGCATAGTCTTCAAATCATCTATGAATTCACTAACTGGCATCTTTTTAAGCATACCAATAGTTTCATTTACTAGATTACGTACTATTTGGTTAGCCTTCCTAAAATAAGACATAAATACTTTAAAGTACTTATATACATGATTCTTAAAGAATGATATAATCTTTGATATGATATTGTATATCTTCTTAACAGTACTAAACATGCCTTCTTTTATAGATAAGCATTGTATCATTGTATCTTCTAATATAGAATTCATAATATAGGTGGACTCTAGTAGACTATCTATAAGTATAATCTTTTCTTCATCTATAGAAAAAGTTTTTATATACATAGCACCACCTAAAAAACAAAAATAAATTATAAGGTATGAGGATTACCCCCATACCTTATAATTTTATTTACCAGGAATATCTATTATTTGTGGTTAGCTGCTTTAGCCCATGCACCACGTGCGCATTTCAAGTAGATTTTCAAAGCTTCTAAGTCTGCTTTAGTTTGAGTTGTGTAGTTACGAATAGTTGTGTTAACTGCACCTTTAGCTTTAGCAAATTCTTTGTCATCTTTAGCTTGATCTTTGAACCATTTTTGTAATTTGTCAGCAGTATTTTTAGCATTTTTAAGAGTATTTTTGTGTAAAGATTGGATAGCATTACCGTTAACCAATAAAGCCTCTACACTATTTTTAACTTTAGCGAATTCAGTTTCTGCGACACCACCAGTGGTTTCTTCTACAAGTTTAGATACACTTAATGCTTCAACTTTGCTATCACCAGTTAAATTTTTCAAATTGGTTTCATTAACAAGGTCTTTACTAGTAGTTTGGTATGTAACATTTTTAGGGAATTTAACTTTAGCTTCGCCAGCTTTTTCGTTTTTAGCTACGGCATCTTTATATTTGTCGTATACTTTTTTATTATCAGCAACGAATTTGCTAACGATTTTTTGTACGAAGTCGTTCACCCAAGTTTTGATTTTTGCATACCATTTTTTGATGAATTCAACTACTTTGTCGTAAGCATTTTTCAAAGTTTCTTTGATGCTTTCTTCAATAACTTCAGGTTCAGCACCTTCAGCTAAAAGTTGTTGTTCACGGAAATCGGAACGGATAAGATCTTGGAATACTTCATGATCAAAGTCAACACATTCAACCATGATTTCATCAATACCATATTCTGTTTGGTATAATTCTTTATTTTCTAAAACAACGCTATCATCGATAATAGCAGATTCTGTGTAAAAACCCATTTTTTACCTCCAGAAAAAATAATAAAATTAACGTTAATTTTACAATGCTCTATACCTTATTGTTATTATATTACTTTAAAGCATAGAGTTATTGTGCGGAAATATTACCAGTCTTAATTGAATCAGCATTTAGGCAAGCATTGATAATGCTCTTAGCTACAAATACCTGATTACGGATAATCTTACCCTGTGCATCTAATAATTTAGAAAGTAGTTTTTGGTTAGCGTTCATTACCATATTCATGGCAGTAACTAATTTAGTATCAACTAAAACTTTACCACGTAATTTAACAAGCTCACTTACAGCTTTATCAGCTTTACGTTCAATCTCACGTTCAAACTTATCAGCATCAGATAATTTAAACTCTCTAGAGAACTTGATAATCTTTTCGATATTCTCTACTACATCAGCTTTAGTGTATTCAGCATCTGTACCAGCATCGATAATTGTGGATAGCTTAGTATGAGCATCTTCTGATTTGGTTTTAAAATCATTCATTAGATCATCTAATACTTTATCGGTATTATGACCGTTAATATTAACACCAGTAGCATTACCTTCTGCAATCTTAACGAAGTCTTGAATATGATAGTCGATTACATCGGCTGTATCTTTCAAGTAGATTTTATCAGCTAAGAATGCAGACTTGCCACCAAATACTCTAAACTTGATGTCATCAGGTAATTTCTTAGCGCCAGCGATAATAGCTTCTTTCTTTTCAAGCTTATCACGTAGCTTACCATAATATTTATGCACAAACTCTTTAATCTTTCTAAAGTATTTAGATACAAATTCTTTAATCTTTCTAAAGATAGTTTTTAGTTTGTCTAAGAATTTACGTAAGATACCCTCTTTAACTACAGGTGATTTCTTTTCACTATCAGAAGATTTATCATCTTTCTTATTATCTGTAGTAGAAGTATTATCATCATCAGATTTGGATTGTTGCTTATTGATTACCATTAAGGCAGTAGAAGCGTTATTAACCTCATTTACAATAAGTACAGCCATCTCTTCTACTACAATAGCATCATCAAGGGCATTAAAAACATAAGAATCATTCATATTATTTTCCTACCCCTTTCTCTTCTTCTATCTTCATAGCAATCTTACCAGCTTTAATAAGTGTACTAGTAGCGACAGTTAAGATATATTTATTAGTTTCTTGGAAGAAAGTAATACATGAGTGTACAATCTTACGATATTCTGTAGAACGAATGACAAACGCAGTTGCTTTGAATTTGTCTTTTTCGTCCATATCAGTTTTATTTACACCTTTCATGTATAGATCACCAAGTTTACCAAATACTTGACCAAGACTATTTAAGTTTTTAACAATATCAAGATTAGAATTTATGGATTTAAGATATCTTCCATCATCTAAGCACATTTCTAAATACTTAGTTAAAAGATCTGAACCAAATTTAACACCAGGTAAAATTTCTTGAATACCTTCACCTGATTTAACATAATCTTCTTCGAATAAGTATTTAGCACGAAGCTGTTCGATAACCGGTTTAGTACGGTCTAAATCAAATTCTTTATATAAAGAATCTAATACTTCATCTTTACTTCTAGAAGTTGTATCATTTTTAGGACCATGTTTAATCAAAGGTACTAGTGTTTTAGTTATATATTCTAACCCACCTTTTTTGTACCATACTAAATTTATACCCTTAAGTCTTTCAGCTACTTCTTTCTTATGTTTTTCAATAAGCTTACGATATTTTCTCAAAGCTACGGTATATTCACCAAAGAGTTTGATTTTAATCTTTTCCCAAATACCCTTGAAGAACTCATATGCTTTTTTAGCCCATTTGATGATAGCGGCTACTACACGCTTAATTGTATTCTTGATCGTATCCATCACAGATTCAGTAACAACAGAGTCTGTTTCACCAGACTCTGTCATAACTAAAACTTGGTCATCTTGTTCGAGCAAGAAGTCCCGCATTTCTAATTCGAATGCAGAGACCTCCTCGATAAGATCTAATGGATCAATCGCTTCATAGTTTCCTAGAACGAATGCCATTAATAAACCTCCATATCAATAATATCATCAATATCAAAAGCTTCTGTTTTAGAAACTTTTTTAGATAATAAGAATTTACAGATATTATGTGCTACAGTCATATTACGACGGATAGCTTCAAATTGCTTATATACGGTATGGTTAGCTGCACGAATAGTACCCATATGGATTTTAACCATACTTTTACCAGCGTCTGGTAAGTATTTACCAAAGCCAATTTTAGTATAGTCTAAATGACCAAACTGTAACAATGCATCGTTATATCCAGTATTTAAACGTGCTAATTTAGACCAGTCCCAATTTAAGAAATCGATAATTTTATCAATATTCTTAGCGATGTATTCTCTACCAATATCCATAGTATCTATAGCACTATCTTTAACGATTTCGTTATAGATCTTATCAGATAATACATCTTTACGGTCACCAATAATAGATTTTACAGCAACCTTAACTGTATTTACAATACCTTTAGCCATACCCTTAACCGTAGTAATAGGATTGATATGACTAAATAATGGATCACCATTTAAAGTATACACTTTAAATTTCTTATCATATCGGCTACTAGCAGCAGCCGCTTTGATATGCTTAATATTTTCTGCTGTCAAGATATCTTGGAGATCGTGCAAAAAGTCTTTATTGAATTGGTTGATTAACCGCATAAAGCTTTTAGTTACAGATTGGATATATGTTTGTGTAACACTCTCATTCAATACACTATTTTCATCATTAACTAATGCAGTGTATTGTTCCATAACCAATTCTTCAACATCTTCTAAACCAGAAACGTATTCATTAAGACAAGTATCGTCTAAATTAGAATCTAAATCTGTACATTCTTCATTCATGAATTCTTCTGCATAGTATTCATCTAATTCAGCAACAGCTTCTCTCATAGCAGCACGGCGGTAATCTGCAAAGTATTTCACGTAGTTGTAAATTTCTGTTGCAGTTTTATTCGTATTCTTAACTTGAGTTGTAAATACATTAAGCATGCCTCGGTTAACTTCACCGACTATTGATAATAAACCGGTTAAAGCTTGATGTGCAAGATCAGCGTTTGGTTTATCTTTAAATTTACCTTCTAAGTTTTTAATAGTTGTATTAAGACGGGCTTCAAGTTCTTTGATAGCCGTTTCTATTATATGTGTAGCATTATCTGTACCACGTGCTATAAATTTACCACTAGCAAATTCAGCAATATCTTTAAAATGTTTAGATACATAATCCATATCTAATGTCATTGTTGTAGGATTACGATTAGCTACAGCTTGTTTATTCTCTTCGAATTCTTCCTTAATATTATTAAGTATCGCAACAGCAGCATCTCTATTTGGTGCTTTGAAAAATTGATTTACAGCATCAAGATAACTATCCTCAACTCTCTTAATAGATTCATACCCTTTATTGATAATATCATTATATAATTTAATGTCAAAAATAGTATCGATTTTACCATCAAACCAACTAGCAGTATCTACTACAATTTCGAATTTCTTATTTCTATCTAAACGTTTACGGCGTTTAATTTTAGCACCCATAAATTTAGATTTCTTAGGAGCATCATCTACAGGAGCAGCTGCTGGTTCAGATGTTGTTGTGTGTGTAGTACTAGATGTATTAGAGCTAGTACTAGTAGTGCTGCTAGTTGACGTATTAGAAGATTGTGTGTCTTCAGCATCATCTTCTTCATCATTATCAGCATCTTTAGAATCAGTATAAGACTTAGGATCTTTTAAAGTTTCTTCACATGCTTTAACATCTGCAGGTGTTACTTTAGTATCATTCTTCTTTTTAAATAGATCTCTAAATTTCTTAAGGTACTTAACTACAAAGTCTTTAATAGCTTTAAAGAACTTTTTAACTTTTTCCCAGATATTAGACAATACACCTTCATTGACATAGTCAGTATTATCCATATCTTGTAAGTCGGCTAATGCATATTCCAGCATAACCTCTTCTTCAAATAAACATATTTCGCTCATATTTAAGCTCCTCTATTAATAATGCTTAGAATATATTGAGAATCAAAGTATTGACGATCCTCAATTTCTGTTATATATTCATCATCAATGTTCAAATCAAGTCCTTCTACGTCTTCATTAATAAGATCAGAACCATAGAACTCATCAAGCTCAGTATATTCACGTAAAGACTCATATTTACGATAATCAGCACACGCTTTTACGTAATTATAGATTTCTATAGCTACTTTGTTAGCATGCATAAGTTGAGTGGTGACTAACTTGATTACAAAATCAACCATAAGTTTTGAGCTACTCATTATAAGATTTAAGGCTTTTATACCTTTATCAAAATTATAATGTGGTTTTAACCCAATAGGCTCCCCGTCTTTTTCTTCCTGTTCGACTGTATTTACTGAATATTTGAGAGTCTCTACTCGAGCTTCTAATTTTTCGGTAAACCAATTAACACTCTTTTTTATTTCTTTGATAAGATCAGAAATATATTTTTGGTCCATCATTTTAATAATATTTTTGAAGTTTTTGGTTACAAAATCCATGTCGATGATATCATCAACTTCACTGTATACACACGTTTCTTTAATTTTTTTATAAGCAGCTTCGACTTCAGTTAAAGCCTCGTCCGCTTTGTCATCTACGAAGTTTTTATAATCTAAATTAATAGATCTGAGCATTTCCCATATTGGCCCTTCGGCGCCTTGTTCTGCTATACCTTTATATATTTCTTCTTGGAATATAACCGCTAAATCCTTAACACGTTCACCATTAACCATAATAGTTTTAACTTTAAAAGTTTTGTCTTTAGATAATTTAGCACGGCGAACAATCTTGCGATTAGACTTAGATCTGATGAATTTTTTACCATTCTTTGCAGGCTGTGCTGGTTCTTCAACATCATCCATTACAGGATCAGTATCACCATTAGGCGTACTATCTTCTTTACTATCTTTACTATTATCAGTATAAGCTTTAGGGTCTTTTAAAGTTTCTTCACAAGCTTTAACATCATTTGGTGTTACCTTAGTAGATTTCTTTCTAAATAAGTCTAGGAACTTATTGAAATACTTAACTACAAAGTCTTTAATGGCTTTAAAGAACTTTTTAACTTTTTCCCAGATATTAGATAATACACCTTCATTGACATAGTCAGTATCTAATAAAAGATCTTCTGTAGAATATTCTACAATATGATTCTCTTCATATATAAAATCAAGTTCCATTTATACCTCCGGTATTACTTCACTTAGTAAAATGCTAGTTATATATTGGGATTCATTATAAATACGACGATCTATATTTTCAATATACTCATCATCTATATTACAATCTAACCCATCAGCATATTCTAATAACAAATCCTGTGCATAATAATCATCTAAATCTGTAAATTCTTTTACCAATTTATACTTACGATAATCAGCACAAGCTTTTACGTAATTATAGATTTCTGTAGAAATATTTTGTGTTACCAATATATGACTACATAACGATTTAACACAAAGTCTTATCATATCCATAATAGCTAAATACGCTGAAGTTAGAATGCGGGATTTTGTTTTAACAATTGCACGATCAACATCTGTCTCGTACTTAAAAACAGCTCTTTCGGCATCATGCCAACTCATCTCAGGATCAGGACGATTTTTATAATATCTATTAATCTCTTCTTTCCGATCAGATGACATCTTTGTATCAAGTTCAAATTCATCCTTTATAAGTTTTTCTGCATTTTGAGCTCCTAAAGATATCTTAGAATTAACAAATATTTCTTTAGCAAGCGTCCTACTAATATCATTTAATGCGTCATCTACTTTTTGAAAGTTATCTTTCACCCATTCCATACTAAATTCTATAGTAGTAGATTTACCATCATAATCTTTCTGATTTTTAAAATTATCACAAAGCTCCTCAGCATATTTTTCCAACTCCTCAACTTCACTGACACGTTTAGCATTTTTTACTTTTCTAACCGTATCCATAATTTTACTTGTAAAATCAAGAATCGGTCTATTTACTTTACTAGAAGCTCTTTCGTAGATAGATAAATCTAAAGCATCTTCTGGTGTACGATATAAATCATAACCAAACCCTTTGAATACTGCTTTAAATTTTTTATTCATACTAAGCTTATTTCTTCGCTTAATATTATGATTAGTTTTAAAGCTACCAACTTGTGTAGTTTTACCACTAGCATCAGTCCATCTATCAGTAGACGATGTAGCCTCTGTGTCGGTACTATATGATGATGGGTCATTTAATGTATCTTGACATGCTCTAGTTGTAGCTGGGTCATTAACTTTTTTCTTAGATCTAATTAGGCTAACTAGTTTATTCCACATTTTGGACAAGAATTCTTTAAGCTTTTTATAAGCAGCCCTTAACCATGCAATAATACTAGTTATAATAGGCCCTTCATTTATTATCTCTATATCAGATAGAGTGCTTGATAAACAAGCACTCTCATCTGCAAAGTAGTCTAAATCTATCATAGTATCACCCATTCAATAAATCTACTAAGTAATATTCTTCTTGGATATTGCGTAACTCAGCATCTTCAAGGAATGCATCATCTAGATTAGATTCTAGAATAGATGAATCTATGCCTAATTCAGAGAACTCTGCGAAATTATTGTAATATTCATCTATCATAGCCATCTCTCTAATACGAGCGTAATTGATAGATTCGGCACAGTTATTTACATACGTGAAGATATCAATAGCACTACGATATAGCATAGTGATTTCTTTAGAGAAAGATGATACTAAACGAGATACAGTTGTGGAAATAAAATTTAACATAACAGCAATCTCTTTAGATCTTGAATTTGCATTTGAGAAACTCGCTAAATCTAGTCTGGCATCTAACTCAGCATCAAATCGTTTCTTAATATTTTCTAATTCACGTTTAAGTGCATCAATATCTTTCATTAAAGCTGATTGGTACTTGTCTACTGCAGATTTAGCTGTAGTGCCTAAAGCAACATCACCAATTTCTTTAAAATGGTCTTTGATGAATTTCATATCTAATCGTCTATCGGTGAATACTACAGTAGCGGCATCAGCAGCATCTTCGAACCATTTTTCATAATCTTCTTTTTCAGGTGTTCTGGCATTAAACATTCCAGCACCTGCATTTTGAGCTGTACGTTTGATAAATTTTTGTATACCAGATTGCATACCTTTACCAATTTCTTTAGATTTTTCTACATACTCATCTAATACGAATGTTTTAGGTAGAGGAATAGTTGTATCTACAGTTACAACGAAAATACGTTTAGGATCTAAACGCATACGTCGTGCAAATTTCTTACCATTGCTACGTAAGAAGTTCTTTTTAGCAACTACAACTTTACCATCTTTATTCGTTGTGGTATCATAAGTATTACCTGCACCCGTATCAGCTTTGGAAGCTTTAGATGGGTCTTGGTCTACAGTGTCAGTAACTGGTTGATATGCACTTTCATCGTGTAAGATATTATTACACTTAGCGATAGCTTCTTTAGTTACTTTCTTTTCTTTAGCTGTACCAAATAAGAATTCTTTTAGCTTATTAAAGTATTTCATAACGAACTTACGAATCGTTTCAAATACTTTCTTAATTTTTTCTTTGATCTTAGATATAATTCCTTCACCATCACCCTCTAGGAGTAAGTCGTCAGAATTATCATCATAGATCAAACTTTCACATACCAATGCAAACTCATCAGTAATGTCTTGTAATTGATAGTCTATCATTGATTTATCCTTTATACAATAACAAATTCAATATCTAATTGATTTTCTTCAGTATTAGCAGTATTGACATTCAAGAACTCAGGAATACGTCCAACTATCATTTCATCTCTACGATAGATATGCTGAATACCAGGACCATATCCATTGAATTCTAAGAACTCAAAGTAAACTAATACGTCTTTATACTTATCAGTAATATACGTGATAAGATTAGGTATATGAAGATCATTGATTTGAGTAGTATCTTCGATATATAATCGAATATCATTCTTAATCAATGTAATCATCTCTTTAGTACTAGTATTGATAAACTTAACTCTGAATCGTAAACTTAAGTTAGTTCTATTCAATGGTTTACCATCTTCTACATAGAATAGTTTAGATGGACCATATGTATTGAATAGTTTAAAGTCAATACCGAATGAGTCTTCTAGTACATTTAAACACTGATTGATATGTACACGTTTCTTCTCTAAATCTAAGATAAACTTTTGTAATTTCATCTCAGTATTAATGAAAGACCAACCAACCATAGGAACTTTATCTATAGTATAGCTTAGTGTACCATTATCCAACTTAGTGACTTTAACTTTAGATTCGATAATATCAGAATAGTTATACATAAAGTCTACACCACCACGAGTGTTGTAGATATTAGTAAGACTATATCCATCTAAGTTACCACTAGTAAAGATTTGTTCGGACTTATATGTACCAGCATCTTCACCATCTTTATTCTTGATGAAAGTGAATACTTTAAACTGAGTATTATTTGGCATATAACCATACAAGTCATTATCAGAACCAGCTTCTTTAAGATTTAAGATCTTAAGTTGGTTTAGTGTATCAATAGAGTTGTCTGTTTCCATATCAAACTCATATAAGAAAGAAAACTCTGTTTCATTGTACTTCTTGAATTTACCTTGAGTCCAACGTACAGGTTTACCATCTTTATAGAATACACCTAGGACTTTAAGATCTACACTAGTAATCTCATCAGGATCTAGTTCATTGTCTTTATGAACCACGCCAATATTTCTATCAATATTTTGAACTAGCTTAACTGTACACTTGTAAGTATTCTTATCAGTGAAATATTCTCTCTTCCAGTTAAGATTATTACAAATGAATTGGTACTTGGAAGCCTTATTGATATACTCAAACTCAAGAGCTTTCTTTGTGTCCATATAGTTGATATAATATGAAGCATACAATGGACTCTTGTTGATTACAATCATAAATGGATTGAAGTATAAGAACTTAATCTTATTTATAGATTCTAAATCTTCTTTTGATCTATCATAAATAACTTTACCACTACCACCAGCTTCGTACTGAATAGTATTACCAGTATTGAAGATATAGTTTTCACTAGATACGTTATCAAAGTCACGTCTAATCAATTCTATAGGAACTGTGTTAGTTGGAATCATTTGTGTATCAGTGCTAGCTAATAGATAAGCATAATATAGACGGTATAATGGAGATTCCATTTTCTTGAAGAAGTATAGTTTATTCTTAGGTAACCCATAACTTAAAGAGTTAAAGAAGTTATTAACGTCTTTAGAGTTGGTTACGCTACCACGAGCTAATGCTTCTTTAGGAATCATTAACTTTAACTCATCAATAGTCTTCTTATCCAAACCATCTTCAGATGCAGGTAAACCTAATGGATCACCTATTGGAGTAATAACCATGAACAAACGGTCATAGTTAAATCTATCACTGATAGGATATAACTGGATAGGGTCTATATACTTGAAGTTGCCTTCGGAACCCTTAGTGGTATATAGATTAACAGAAATCTCAGAGTTCATACCAGGAATATTAGAAGTATCACTAAATACTAATCTAATAGTCTTCTCATCTATATATGTATAACTACAGTAGTTGACTTCACTACCAGTATGTAACCCTTCATATATAGGTAAGAGCTTAACTGGTTGACTACCATAGTTCTTAATAGTTACATCGAAACCAGCTAACTGATCATCGAATGTAAACTGATAAGTTTTATTCTCAATAGGGTTTCTATTAAGAATTGTAGCAGTGTTTTTCGTATACGTATATTGACGTATACGACATCTTACTGCAATCTTTTGTTCATTCTCATCAAGAATCCGACCAACTGGTGGTAAGTATGGATCAATGATTTCAAATGAATCAATAATTGGATTATAAGCAGATAAGTCATACTGTGCAGTATATACATAATCACCGTCTGGCAATACCACACGACGAATTAAGATATCATACTCAGTATGGAATTCAAACCCACCAATATTAATAGCTACTTCTCTATCAAATGTAAATACATCATTACGCATATTAGCTAATAGTACGTCTTCAGAGATAGTAAATACTATATCCATATATGCAGGTCTAGCATTAATATTCTTAATACCTAAACCTAAAGCATGAGCAATAATATTCTTTTCGAATTTAGCTCTAGTTGGAATAGCTTCATTACCAAACTCCGAAGCCATGATGATATTATTTTGTAGAGATGTAGAGAATACGTCACTTAGATAACCAAATATACCCATAGATAGGGTAAGATCATCTTCTTGGATATGTTTTTTCTTGACAGCATCAATATATGAATTAAGATCATAAATATTAGAGTTCGTCAATAGTTCATTAGCCATTAATCTCCCCCTTCCTAAACGTTATATTTCTCACGATATCTAGCATATTCTTGTAAATTCTTTCTAGCCTCATCATACCCTCTAGGGTTTTTGTCAGTGAAGTTATAAGAATCAGATGGAGCTTTCCATTTAAGTTTATAGAACTTGTATTGATTCTTGCCATCACCATTAAGACCAGCAATATATGGAGCCTGCATCCAATCACCAGACCAACCATCTAATGCATCTATATAACCACCACCAGCAGCATTACCACCAGAATATAGACTACATAGTTGATTGAACTCGTGTAATGTGTCAACTTCCATATCGAAAACAAATGTAGATTTAAAACTAACTGTAAATCTTAAATCAGAACCGTCTGCCATGTCACTAAATACATCACGTGGTACCGTCTTAGGGTACACACCAACATACTTAGCCCAATAGATGATATCTTCACCACCAGAATCTTCAGATACTATGAACTTATACATAGACATTTGGTCATGAATAATACGTTGCATAGCATAAGCTTTATTAGGCTGATTGATTCTACCAAAGTGCTTCAATCTAGAATATTCATCAAACAGCTTGAAAAACATGTAGACCTCTAGATACTTAGTATCTAGAAACTCTACACTGAATTCATGGTTTTCATCACTCTCTATTGAAGTCCCTCGATAGAATACAGAAGAACCTAAAATATTTCTAGATGTCTCATAATCATTAGCTACACTAATAGCTGGTAAATCGACATTAGAAGTTTTCTGGTTTGAAAGAAGATTAACGAATGGCTCAGAACGGTTTTGAGAATAGCATAGTTGATGCAATACCTCAGGATATTTAGTTGCTGCTTCTACAAATAGTGGATTATTGGCTACAGAGTCAATGAATGTTTTAGACATATCATTACTGCCACCACTACCAATAGAAAAGTTCTTATCATGCAAGAAGATTTGTAAATCTGGTTTTGTAAAGAATATATATTCTCTAGTCATACCGACACGATTATACGGATCTATCTTAGAGAACCTAGCAAATCTATGATATCTATCTAGAGATGTCGGATTGTATATACCATTCTTTTTAATGAATTGCAACATCATTTGGGAATCAACCGTAGGTTTAAGATTCTTATATTCTTGATTATTCTCGGTTAAAGTTTTACCCTGTTTGATGTCAGTTGTTTCATCGGACATTCTCAGTCTCCTTTCTTTATAGGATTATAGAGATGTTTCAAAGATATCTTTAATTGTATACTATAACTATGAATAAGAGATAAGAGTCTAGCTGATAACTCATTAGAGTTAACTCTCCCTCCAACGTTTTGTTTATTGGACATCGATTAAAGGAAGAGGTAACCACTATGAGCAGCTATGATTATTACACTAACGAGTTCGTTAACGATTATGGTTCAACTTATGATATGTCATATCTTGGTAAATATGTAGAGATTAATGAAGATATTATTGTAAATCAGGTGGAGAATATAGATTTTCATACAGCACTAAATGGTGAAACAATAAGAGACCAGAATGGTAATATATATTATACTAGTAGAATAGTTGATGGTTTAAGAAAAGACCTATTAGACTATGCTATTATTATAGATGAATTACTATCATTAGTAGGTCCTGGTAGATTTTATAATTGTGGATCTAGCACTTCTATGAGAAGACCTGAACTATTATTTGTAACATATGATGACCGTAATATACTCGCTGGTGAGTATGCCAAAGAATTTGATTACTATGATAAGTTGCATTGTATTACTGATGCAACACCACAGTCTATTTTTATTAAGTAACTATATTTGGCTAGGCTTTTATTTTTTGCCTAAATGGGGCTGTTTTAACATAGTAGTAAATTTCAATATTGAATTTAGAATACGTATTTTAAGGAGGACTATAATGTCTTACATTCAAGAATCAATCCTCAGCGACATTATTAATCTATATGATAATATTACAGTTGATGATTTTAGTTTAGACAAATTATTACCTACCCAGGCTGGTGGATATAAGTCTTTCAAGTCTATTAATAGTGCTACTAAAGACTTGGTACTTACATTTCCAGTTATGTTTAGCCGCAATATGGAATTAGCATCAGCTGAGCTAATTGCTAGAGCGCTTGAAGTTAAATATGCTGGTTTGGTTAGGATGCTCTTAACTGCTATGGCTATCACGAATTCAACAGATGCTATTGATTATATTAAAAATATTCATAGCAATATGCAATTCAATGATGGTATTGATGTAGATGATTATCTAACTATCAATAGAAAACTAAATAATGAATCTGGTGCTATGACCATGTTTACTGCTGGTACTAAAGCTGTATATGAGAACTATAAGCATAGTTTAAAACATAGCTTACCTATTGCTAATACCATTATCAAAGAAGCACCAACCCCTGCAGAAATCTCTGTAGCCAAAGCAAAACTATCTAGAGGTATACCTAGTCATGGTTATGAGGGTCCTGTTTTTGACCAAAGTAAGTTAGACAAGATTAATCAAACTATGCCATTGATGATGAAAATAAACTTCATCTCTAAAACAAATGGTCACCCTATTAGTGTGCCAGCATATGTAGGTATCAAATGTAAATTATTTGATGTAGCTGGTTTAGATATTATCCAACGTATCGTATCTAAGAATTCTTCTGCTATTAGCCTATTCAACTTTATTCGTGCTACATCTCAAGAAATTGGTTTCTGGAGAGACTTTGTATTTGCATTGAGTAAGGCTAAAGTTGATGCTATCTCTAATGCACGTAATGGTTCTTCTTCTAAAATGTGGAAAGCATTAGAGCAACGTGCTACCAAATCTAAACTTAACCAATTCTTCCGTCAAAAGAATGATGCTACAGCTATCACTTCTTTATTGGTAACTACTGATGAAGTTGAAGAATTGAAAAAGAATAATGATATCGATCTTTCCAAATCTAATGTAGCTAGAAAGATTATGTCTGATTATAACTTACTCTGTATTGGTATTGTAGATGAAACTACAGAATCCGTAGCCTTAATCTTTGATACAGGTGATGATGAATACGAATTAATGCGATTCAAATCCTTAAAGAAAGAAAAAGATATAGATGCTAAGCAAATCGTTAACCTATTGACTAAAATGGCCTAGGAGGAGGACACATGACCAAATACTTTAAAGAAGCCTGCTCCTATATGGATTTGGGTGATAAAGAAACATTAGCTATTGTGTCTGCTGTAAATGAAGCAGACCAACGAATGATTATGATGAATGTATCCAATAAGATCTATGATTTCATTAAGCTTAAAGCTAATGAAGTAGACTTTGGTGATATTCCATTATCTAAAGGTGATGTACAACGTTTACGTCACTATAAACTAGTGAAACAAACACTAGACGCTTTAGAACGTCTTTGTGCTTCTCGTAATATTCAATCTAAAGCATTAAAGACTACTAAAGAAGCATTAGCTAACTTAGAGAAAGATAAATATGCTTACGTTGGTGCATTCATGCGTAACTTGGATTATCCTTGCACTATTTATAATTTCACTGTGTTGTCTATAATTGCTTCTACTAGTATGATGGTATCTGCTATTACAGAATACATTATGGACAATGAGAGTACAACTAAGTTCGCTATGGATTCTAAACACTTCAATGTGTTAGACGACAATGTAGTTATCAAGAATCTTGAACGCTTTAATGAAAACTCTCGTAATGGTAAATTGGCTAAAGCATTATCCTTATTCACTAAAGCACATGCTCGTGGCATCTTAGGTACTATGGCAGCTATCTCTATGATTGGTGCTGGTATTTACTTGATCTTCAATATCATTCCTATCTTACGTGAAATCGTATACTATTTCTACTTCTGTAGAACTAGCTTAGCTGAATATCTTGAAGTACAAGCAAGTATGTTAGAAATCAATGCTTCTAAGATTGAAGATGATGATATGAAAGATGCAGCTGAATACCAACGTGGCGTTGCAGTTAAGTTCCGTCGTTATGCTGATAAATTAGACATCAATGATAAAGCAGCTACAGCTAAGATGTCTAAAGAAATCAAAGAAGAAGATTCTTCTAAAACTAAATTTAAACATGATGACATTAGTGACAGCATTCCTGATTCTGCTGGTGCTAATAGCAGTCTATTCTAGGAGGTTAATGATTAATGAATATTAAAAATAAACCTAGAGGAATTACATCTGGTTCTTTATTTTTTGAAGCAGTACAATCCGCTAGACGTGAAGAAATCGTAAAAGGTTTAAAAGAATTAGAATACCAACCAGTACATGAATCTGCAGTAGCAAGCAATCTATATGATCAAATTGCTAATCGTAGTAAAATGACTAAACGTCGTCAAGACTTCTCTAATTCTGTACGTAATGGTCTTATCTTTGAAGCTTTGAATATTTTATTCGAAGCATCTGCTAGTTATCCAATGATGTCTGAAGATAACCGTGTAATTAGAAACAAAGTTATCTCCAATTTCATTGAGCAAACTGGTTCTGATAAAATCTTATCTACACTAAGCAAAACAAATGCATTCACTGCACAAATTGCTAAGTATGTAACAGAAGCTCATAAAGCTATTATGGAAGATAATGAAGAAGCTTTAAAATCCAATGACTTAGATGAAGAACCTAAAGTTTCTCCAGATGATACTGAAACATTCGTTGATAAAGTAAACTCCGATGAAAACAAAGAAGAAATCCAAGACATTGGCGATTCTGTAAAAACTCATGTAGCTAATGGTATTGAACAATTCATCATTGCTAATATCGAAGATAAAGAGCACATCAAAGATGTATTACAAAACGTAGAAGACAAAGTTGCAACTATCCAAGCAGCTAATGCTGAAGAGGAAGAAGAGATTAAAGAATCTACTATCCAACGTGGTAGATTGCAAATTAAGAAACGTTTGGATACTCGTAAAGTAGGTTTATATGAAGCTATGGTTCGTGACCTATCTAAGAAAGCTTTAGCTAATCCAGGTTATGGTATGATTACTGAATCTGGTACATTAGATATGGATAAAATCACAGCGGCTTGTGAAGCTACACTAACCATGATGGTATTATCTGAAGCATTAGGATTCTATATTCCTAATGATATCCAAAAACAATACGACTATCGATAAGAAACACAAAAAAATACCCTGTATAGGCATTGCCTATACAGGGATTTCTTTTCGTTAAAGTTAATCTTTATAGTTATATACTATAAATGTGTATGGTAGATACAGCTATCGT